TTCCAAAAGCAAAACTTGAAAAATCCACATTTGAAAACTCTTGCATAGCTTTACTTAACACATACAATGATCCTGCTAAAATTGTTATTCCAATTGAACCTAATATAATTTGAACAGACATTGATGATAATAAATTAGAAATTAAAACTAAAGACATCAATGAACCAATTCCAAAGGCAAAACTTGAAAAATCCACATTTGAAAACTCTTGCATAGCTTTACCTAATACATACAATGATCCTGCTAAAATCGTCATTCCAATTGAACCAATTATTATATTTTTAAATGATGTTTTTAATGTTCCTAATAAATAAGTTAAACTCATTATTGCAGTCATTCCCATAATAAATCCAGCAATATCAACTTTAGAAAATTCTTGCATAGCTTTACCCAATACAAATAAAGAAATTGATAAAACTCCAATTGCAACAGAATTTAATATTATATTTTTTGAAAATCCTTTCATATATTTCATAAACAATATCAATCCAAATAATGAACCAATTCCAAAAACAAAACTTGAAAAATCTACATTTGAAAATTCTTGCATAGCTTTACCTAACACATACAATGATCCTGCTAAAATCGTCATTCCAATTGAATTTAATACTATATTTTTTGAAACTCCTTTCATATATTTCATAAATAATATCAATCCAATTAATGAACTAATTCCAAAAACAAAACTTGAAAAATTCACATTTGAAAACTCTTGCATAGCTTTACCTAATACATATAATGATCCTGCTAAAATTATCATTCCAACTGAATCAATCATTATATTTTTAAATGATGTTTTTAATGTTCCTAATAAATAAGTTAAACTCATTATTGCAGTCATTCCCATAACAAATCCAACAATATCAACTTTAGAAAATTCTTGCATAGCTTTACCTAATACATATAATGAAGCTGAAAGTAATACTAATGATAATGATCCACTTATTATATCTTTTGAGAATTTTTTAATATTTTTTAATGATAATATTAAAAATCCTAATGCTCCAACTGATAATAAAAATCCTTGTATATTTACTCCATTAGAAAATTCTTGCATTGATTTTCCTAAAATATATAATGAAGCTGATATTATTCCAATAGAAATTGAAGCTAATAATATATCTTTATTTATTTTTTTTAACATTTTTATGCCAATAATTAATAATGATAAACTTCCAAAACCATATAAAATTCCTTGCCAATTAACATGAGAAAATTCCTGTAATGCTTTTGCAAGAATATACATTGATCCAGCAATTAATACTAATGATGCCGCACCAGATAAAATTTGAGTTGGTTTCATTTTACCAAATAAACTACCAAATATTCCATCTTTATTTTTAGTTTTATCTAAAATTCCTCCATTTATTTTTTTCTTTGCTGAATTTGTAATTTCATCTATTGGATTTTTAACTTTGTCTAATAATCCTCCAAATATTTTAAAAGGAGATATTAATGATTTAAATATAATTCCCTTAAACAGTTTAAAAATTAAATATAAAGAAGATGCAGAAATTAATATAGTCATTAATGTTCTTGCCACATCATTATCTAATATATTAGCTATTTTTTCTAAAGATACTGCAATTATTGGCAATGCATAATTAATAAAAACATCAAAAATAGGAGATAATGATTTAGCAAAAACATTTTTTATTTTTTCAACTGCATTTGATATTCGTTCAATTGGGTCTAATAATCCTGCCGCATCTAATACATCACTTAATTTATTTCCATTTACAAATGCTTCAAATGGAGTTAATGCTTTAGTTGATACTTTTCTCAAATCATCTGCTCTTGATACCATTTGTCCTAATTCATCTACACCAATTCCAATTGCTTTAGCTAAATATTGTCTCTGAATAAAATTCATTTTTTCAAATTCTTGTTGACTTCCAAGTTGATCTAATAATTCTCGTTGCATTCCAGCAATATCACCTTGAGCCGCCAAATATCTTGCTTTTTCTAAATTAAGTCTACGATTAAGCATAACTTCTGCATTAACTTGATTCTCTATTGAATTTTGAAAATCAAGTAAACTTTCAGTTATTTTAAATGCAACACCTAAATTTAATCCAAGTCTTTTTGCTGATACTGCCGCTTCAGCAATATTTTTTCCACCATCCTTTGAAAATTTTGCAATACCTTCCGCATTTTGAGCAATATCTTTCATTACTTCTTTTGGAGATACTTTTGCTTGTTTTGCTAATTGATAAGTAGATGCAACAAATGCAGTTGCCATTTGTTCACTACCTCCAAGCATATTCATCATAACTTTTAATAATTCAGTAGCTTCTTCATTGCCAATTCCTAATGCTTTTGACATAATTAATATATTTTTAACTGTATCTTTTGTTATTTTATCTGTAGAACCAAAAATAGTATTAACAGATTGAGAAACTTTAAAAGCATCTTCCATTGTTACACCAAATTGTGAAAGAGATACACTAATATCTCGTGCATTTTGCTGAATTGACTTAGTTTGTTCATAAGTTAATCCAGTTTCTTTTCTAAATTCTCTTGAACTATCTATCATTTTTTTATAAAAAGAATATGCCAAAAGAAATAATCCAGTTAAAGATGCAATTGTAATAAATATAGGATTTATAATATATCCCAATAAACCAAAATTTATTTGTTTAAATGAATCCAATGCAATATTTCTTACCGATTGAAATGAAACTTTACTATTTTCAAGTAAACTTTTTTCTAATAATATTCCAATTTTTTGTTTAAACTCTGAATTTATTTTATCAAAATCTAATGCTTTTAAAATTTTATCACCAAATGGAATTCTTTCAATAAATTTTGAAATTTTAAGAAATGATTCATAAAATATATCAGTAGCTACATTTATTCCATTAAATTCTTCTTTTACTTTTTTTATATTATCATTTACATTATTAACTAAATCTGGAATTTCAAATAAAAAATCATATAATTTTGAAGCATCAATTTTTCCAGAATTCCACAAATCAGTAATATTTTTTAATTCATTTTGTAGTTGTTCTTTTAAAGTTTTTGCCATATAAGAATAACTATCATCTATATCATTAATCATATTTTTAGAAGCATTTAATAATATTTTATGATTATCAGATGAACTTTTTTTAATTAAATCATTCAATTTTATAAATTCATTTTTTGTTAATTTTATACTTTTATTTAATTTTTCTTGCATTGTAAAAACTAAATCAACTACTCCAGATATTGATTTTTCAAATTGTTGATTAACATCTTTTCCAAATTTTTGAAATCCTTTTTGTAAATCATTCAAAGAATCTCGAATATCTTTAATTTGATTTTGTTGATCTTTTAATCCAGCCATTATTTATTTTCAGTATCCTTAATTATTTGTTTCATACGTTTTATATATAATTCAATATTATTAAAACTATTCAATACATCTTTTTTAACTGAAGGACTCAATTTATTTGCGTTTTTTTGTAAAATAGATTGTGCAGTATTAAAATCATCTTTTATCATATATGAAAAAATTAATTGTAAAAATTTAGATAACAATATACTTTTAGCCATAATAAATCTCCTCTTTTATATAAGTATATTGAAATAAAAAAAATTAAATAAAGAAATAAATTAATTTAAATCTATTTCTTTATTTTAGGAATACGTGGAATATGGGGATGTGAATGTGGAATATTTGCTTTTTTTGATTTATCTTTATAACCATCCTCTTCTTCTTTAAGTTTAGCTAATAATAAACTTGCAAAAAATCTTCTTTTAACTACTGGAAGATTATATACTTCTGATATTGTAAATCCTCCTTTACCATAATAACAAATATTAAATATTTCTTTATGGACATTAATATTATAATCGTCTGGAAGGCCAAAAAAATGATATCCCCAATGGGATATCCCTCTCTTCCGTATATCCACATTCATCACATGAAAAATCAAATTTACTATCCATATCAGGAGTTATTCTGAATATTTCACTACGCAATGCAAATGAATCTTTGGTTGGCATTGATTCTACCAATTTAAATATTTCAGATTTTTCTCTTTTTCCATTAACTTCAATAATAGAAAATTTTAATCGAGTTGTCATTTCAGTATCAACATTTGTTTTTTTCTTCATGTTTTTTAATTCTTGTTCAATCATTTTTTCATCTGCATGTGTTAATAACTTAAATTTAATTTCTTTTTTAGATACTGGAAGTGTATATGAAAATTCATTAATATTTTGTTGAAATTCTTCAAAAGAAATATCTTTAATTGATATATTATTTAAATCAATATTTTTTCTATTTAATTCTCCACAAGATGGACATTTAAGTTCAACTCCATATTCATTTCCGTATGTTAAAACTCGTGCCGCATACATTATTCCATTTTTATCACCTAATAATAAATTATCATAATTTATTTTAGTAACTATAATCGATTCCAAAAATTTATCTAAAACAATTCCTTTTGTAATAAGATTTCGAGATGTTAAAATATCTTCTTCTCGTGCTGTAGGTTGTTTTAATTCAATTTTACCATTAGATAATGGATCATCGATTGCATAAAAATAACCTCTTGATGGTAATGTAATTGTTTCAGTAGGATAATCTGTTTTTTTATCAATATATTTATTTTTTAAATCATCAATGATATTTTGAGTTTGTTGTTCATATTCTGACATAAATCCTCCAATGTAAATATATATTATTTACCTTTTAACTATTTTATCTTATAAATGTTTCAATAATTTATAAAAAAAACCTCTTTAAATCTAATTAATAAATATAAAGAGGATTTTTAATTTTAATTAACATTAAATTTTACATATATATAAAACTAATATATTATATCATTTTCAATATTTTTTTAAAATTCTAATATAGCCCAATCATATGATAAAGTTACTTCAATTCGTAAAGCTTCATCATTTGCCATATCTAAATCTCCAAATGTAGCAGAATTGATAAATGCTCCATATATTTTCCATTTTTCAACCATATCACCAACAGGTCCTAATGTATATAAATCAATATCTTTTTTATAGAAATCTTGATAACCTGCACGACCTGTTATAGATTCATGATGTAATCTAATCCATTCCATTACAGCTTGTGCTCCAGAAGGTACAATAGGATCAAGTAATCCAACTGTAATATCTTGCCATTCTGCTTTTCCTGCATATTTTCTTTTGATATTAATATAATCAACTGTTAATGTATTGAATTGAATTGATGGTTTTGATGCAGTCTGAACCAACCATGAAGGAACTCCATCAATATACATAATAAATCTATGTGATTGTTTAGGTTGAAATCTTTCAATCATTAATTCATTAGGTTCTACTAATCTTTCTGTTGCCATTTATTTTTCTCCCATTAAGAATTCAAAATAGTTTGAATTATTTCAGATTTTAAAAGTGTTACATCCACTTCCAAATTTAATTCTCCACACAATTCAATTAATTGCTTTTTAGTCATTTCTTGCAATTGATCTTGTGTATATTGTTTTTTAATAATATTAACTTCCGTAATAATTCCATTACCTTCAAGAATTGGATCACTATTAAGAACTTCATTTTCTTCAAATGTATCTAAAACAATATCATTTTCAGATAAAGTTTGATCGGGTATTAATTCTTTATTTTTAATAGTATTAATATTTAGACGTTCTAATCTTCTTTTATGTACTGGATTTGGCATATTTTTTCTCCATTATTTTAAATTATATTTTTAAATATAATTTTTAAAATTATAAGTTTATATAATATAAATATAAGAAAAAAATAAAAATGTAAAAAATTATTTACTTTTTTTATTTTTTTTTATATTGTCAATAAAAGATATTAAATCAAAATATCCTCCTGATGGAATTCTTTCTTTATTTTTTAATAATTTTGCAACACACCAACGTAATACTTTATTCATATCAATTCCATGTTTTTCAAAATAAAATATATTAGTATAGGTATTTAAATTTTTAACTACTGATGATAAATTTTGTTTTTGATCTATTTCAGATATCATACTTTGTGTTTTATCCATAATTAAATTCCTTATTTAAAATTTAATCCCAATCCTGTTTTTCATTTTTAATTTCTAAAATTAATTGATTTTTAATTATTTTTTTGATTTTAGATAATTTAATTTCAATCATATTTATTCTCTATTTAATTTTTAATATTATATGAATAATCAACAGACGGATTTAATATATACATCAATGCTTCTTTATTTTTAATTAAATTTTCAATATCAACTACATCATATTTATCATCAAGTTTTATATCTTTAGATTTTTTAATTAATTCATCAAATAATTTTTGTTCTATTTCCATTGAATATTTTTGAATAGTATCCAATGAAGTTCCATCATCATTTACTAAATCTACTATTTTAATAGTTACTGGTTTTTTTTGTCCTGTTCTCCAAATTCTTGCATCTCTTTGTTTCATATTTTCATTATTCCATGAATCTCTATCTAAATGAATCATATTTGTAGCACTTTGTATATTATGACCTTTAGCATATGCAGATGTTAAATTAAATGTAGAAACATCTCTATCAAATTGAAATTCTCTAATTAAATGTGTTTGCCATTCATCTTTTGAAACTCTTTTACCATCAGAATCTTTTATTTTTGTAGATTCTGTAAATTTATCAATTATTTCTCCATTTTTCCAAACTTGAATTTCATCTGCTAATGCTACAACATGTTTTTTATATTTTATTCTTTCAGATAATATTTTTCCAGTTTTTTGTGATAATGATGGACTATCTGTAAAAGTTACAGTTTTTGAAGTATCATCTTTCATTAAATTATCATGAATAATTTGATATGTTCTTTCTATTTTAGGATTTTTAATTCCTTCAATATAATCATCTGGATTATTTAGAAAATTTTTAATTGTTTGTAATTTTCCCATAACTCTTGATAATTCTTGATTAATATCATTTGTACTTAATGTTTTATCTCTATATTTAACTACCATTCTATCAATTGTATCTCTTATTGGATGTATTAATTCATCATATTTTTCTTTTAATTTTTCATCCATCATTAAACTTTCAGTTTTTTCATCTGATGGAGTTACAGATGGAAGAGGAATTTCTTGAACATCAGTTTTTTCAGCATAAACAGTATTTTCTTTTACCCATCTTCTAAATTTATCTCTAATTGCTGGATCATCTTTTAATCCAATAACTTTATTTCCTACTTTTTCACAATATGTATTTACAAATCTTGTCATTTTTGCTCGATGCTCATCAATATTACTTCCCTGATTATTTGCAATTGATATTAAATTATATAAATCCATTGGAGATTTTTCTAATACTGAAGCTGTCATTGGAATTTTTCGAGGATGATTAAATAAAAGAGCAGTTTTTGATACTTTAGATGATGTTTTTCTTAATGCTTGTGCTTCATCAAAAAATATTGCACCATATTCTTTATATTTTTCAGAATTTTTTGTAAAATCTCCATATGAAACAACATCAAATTTTTCTTTAATTTTATCATAATCATCAACTAATCTCTTTATTTCTCCTGGAAAATTTCCTTTTAATGATTTTGGAACAATAAATAATGCTTTTCCATTTTTATTGTTTTTTCTTAATGTTCCATCATTAATCCATTGCATCATAATTCCTGCACCAACCATTGTTTTTCCAGTTCCAGTATCAAGACCTATTACTGTATTTCCTGTTTTTTTAATTACAGTATGAATAGCCTTTTTTTGGTGAACCATAAAATCTCTTTCACTTTTCATTCCTTTTATATTTGAAGTAGATACTTTTTCATATTCTTTATCATCACTTATAAATTTTTTTCGTTGTTCTATTTTTTTATTAAAATCTAACGCCGCTTGCTCTGACATTGTAAATCCACCTAAAGTTTCATTAATTTCTTCAAAATCAGAATATTGAAATGTAACTGAAGTTCCATCTTTTGATATTTGTATTGTTTTATACATTTCAGATAATTTTTTTATTCGTTTAATATTATTTTTATCCCATGATGGAATAATTAATTTATATTTATCTGCATATGATAATTTAGTAACATATGGTTCATGTTCAACTCTAAATTTTGTTATTTTTCCATCTTTATATTCAATAGGTTTTGGTATCGATCCTTCCATTACATAAGCAGAACCAGCTACTTGTCTACCAATTCGATTAATCATATCATCAAGATAATGTCCTTTAAATCTACCATCAATAATAACTTTTCTACCTTCTTCATCTTCAACTGTTGGATATGATCGTGTTAATTTATTTTTAATTTGTCTATTATCAGTTAAAAAATCATATTTAACTTCTTTATTTTTCTTTAATTTTTCAATATCAGATTCACTTTTTTTATCTAATGTACCTAAATAAACATTTAAATTATGTATATTATTAAGTTTATCTTCTATTTTAGCTCGGTTTTTAGCTACACCAAAAAAATCAGAAATATTATATTGATTTCCATCCCAATCATATACTATTCTATTTTGTTTATCATCAATTGCAACTACATATGTTTTTCCAAATATTCTTCTATATACTGGTTTCATATTATTATGTTCAATATGTTTTATAAATACATTTTTTAATTTATTTCTTGTATCTTTTGATATTGGTTTAGACACAACATCTTTAGCTTTTGATATTATATTTTTTTCTTTTTCAGCAACATCTTTTTCATATTTTTCAGCTTCTTTTTTTGTTAATGGTTTATGTTTTTCGAGTTTAACATCTTTAACATAATACACATTATCAGTTTTAATATTTTTAACTAAAGTTTTATCATCTTTTTTTACAAATTCGCTTTTTTTTGCCATTAGATAGTCTCCATAAAAATATTTATATATTAATAAATATATAAAAAACTTAAAAATAATTAATTTTTTAACTGTAATATTTACAATTTATATATAATAATAAAAAGAGTTCTCAGTATTTCGAGAACTCTTTTTTCATTAATTTATTACATTTCTTATTTCCACTATATTACATTATGATGGAAATGTTGCTCCAGTAGGTAATATATTGAAATCAAGTAAAATATATTCTGCAACTCTACTTGGCTGAATATAAATTTTACCATACAATATACCTCTATCAATTAAATCTGCAGTATTAATTGTTTCATCCATAATAACTTTAAAAGCATATAAACCAGCACGATTTTGCACTGATTCCATATATGGATTAACAATATTCAAGAATCTATTTCTTGTTGCAGTTACATTTTGCTCAAAAACTAAATATCTTGATGCAGATGCAATAAATTTTTTCAAATTTATTAACAATCTACGAACATTAATTCTATCAAGAGCAGATGCTTTTGATTGTAATGTTTTTTGTCCCCAAACAACAATTCCTTGACCAGCAACAGCCACAATTGGATTAACTCTTGAATTATACAATGAATCTTTTTGAGATTGTGTTAATCTCATAAATACTTCAGTTGCATTAATTCCACCTCTATTCAATCCAGCAGGAGCAAACCATTCTTGAGCAGTCTTATCATTAAATGAATAAACTCCACCTAATACAACAGACGGAGGAACCCATATAGGTTTTCCTGTTGACGGATCAGATATTCTAACCCAGGGATAATATGTTGCGGCATAATTGGTATCAAGTGATAACACTGAATCAACTGTATCATCAACACTATCCATTATTCCAGCACTATCCATAATATAAAAACAATCTCCTCTTTCTTCACAAAAACTAATTGCATATGTACTCACAAAATTATGATACTTATGTAATATTCCAGGTAAAATTAATAAATTAACATCAACTTCATCTGGATTTGATATAGAATCAATAGCTTTTTTATATGCTCTACTTCCATGAGTAGTAGATACTGAACAATCAAATTGTTGAGTATTAGTTGATAATATAGAAGAACCTTGTGCATTAGGAATACGTGGATCAATACCATCACTTCCACCCTGAAAACCAAATATAAATTTTCGTGTTGCTACAGATGTCCAAGCATCAGACAATGCAGAATTACTTCCAGTTATAACATAATCATCCAAATGGAATGATCTATTACTACCAGTAGTAGTTGTTTTCGGAATTTCAGTAAAATATGAATCGACATCTCTATCACTAAAATTAACTCCACGATATGCACGAGTATTAGTTTGATTATTAATAGTTTGAGTTACAACATAACTCATCGTTGGAATATATAATGAATTATAGCAATTTTCATATCCTTCAAATCCACATGGAACAGCAGATTTAGGAAATGGTGTTGTATTCATTTCAACTCTAATATATGATGATATATTAGGCCAATCACCTTCATTAACTAATTGAGATTCACCACCAATTGTAGTGTAATATTTTCTTCTATCTCCTATTATTCTCGGTAAATAATTAATACTATCAGGATCAAGAGTACAATTATTAAATGTTTCCAAAATTTCAGGTCTTGCATCTGTATCTGAATATTTTCTAACTACCACACTAAATTGTCCATAATCAGAATTTGATACTTCATCATCAATTTTTATATCAAAAATACCAACTTTTATTTCTCTATTTGCAGAATCGCCATCTGCTAATGTATGAAATTTAAATAATTGATAATATACTCCAGACATTGCTTGAGAAATAATCCATGATGTAGATGCTTTACTATATCCATCATCACTCATAGATACAGGAGTTCCTAAATCACTTATAACAATTCCAGCAGATGATGATACTGCATTACTTGAACTTTGAAATGTCGGAAAATTATAAACAATTTCAGCAGGTACAACCCCACTTAATACATTACTAATATATTGAGTTTTTCTCGAATCAAATGATGCAGAATATCCAACTCCATTAAGATTTAAAACAAATGCTCCTATTGTACTTCCTGAACTTAATGATGCTGTAGTTACTACACTATCACTACCAGTTGCACTTAATACAGCAAGAACTTTTGATCCTAACACTGCACCCACACTTCCAGTAATACTTAATGTAAAAAACTTTCTTGTATAAGCTTCAATACCTAAAACTCTAACAATTGTAACAATTCCAGCACTTTTTAAATATTCTTGAACAGTATATGTCGTATATTCAGTTCCAGAACCAAATTTTGTTTGAAATTCATCTTGTGAAGTTACTTGAACAGGAACAAATGCTTGTCCTTTTTCAGTAGGTCCTATTATAGCCGCTCCAATCTGACTGATTCCCTCTGGTAAATAAGTTAAATCTTTTTCCTGTGTAAATACACCAGGAGATATTAATTTTTCAGCCATACCATTTCCCCTTAATTTAAATTTTAATTATTAAACAAAAAAAATTATACATATATAAATATTAAAAAAAAATCAAAACATTAATAAAAATTTATTTTTTTAATGTAAATTCTCCAGTTTCAATATTTAAATCTCCATAACCATATTTTTTTTCTAATTCATCGAGTATTAAATCTCTATCTTGTATTAAACGATCATAAATAGAAAAAAGTTCTTTTTCATCATTTTGTAATTTAATTAATAATTTAGATAAATCATTAATTTGAATATTAATTTCAGCAACTTTCATTAAATTATCTAAAATATTTTTTCTAATTTCTTGTATTTTCAATAAATCTTGATGTTCTATTTGCATATTATTTCCTTTTCTATTTTTTATAAAATCATTGAATAATATTTTTTTACAGTTATAACAAATGTATAATAATCTGCTCCCCTATCTCACGTTAATATTGTTTAGTTATCAATATCTAAATTTTCTTCTGTTAAACCATCATTGTTAATCTTGGTTGATATGTTATTTCTATATACGACATGCTAAACCGAAGTTGATTGCTAAGAGGATTAGAAGTAATTGTCGCAGTACCACCATATTCAACAAGATTAACTTCTTCCCATGTCCATTTTTGATTAGTATATGGATTTTCAGTTAAATCAATACGAGCAAGGGCATAACTAAGTCCACCACCAGCCGCATACGAATAATTAGTGTTATATGTTCTTATAATCTGATAAATATCTGATGCGTCGAGTGCTCCAGTAACTCTTGCATAATTACAAAAAGATACATTATTTATATAACCTCGATATGGAATTTGAGTATATTTATAAGTCATAATATAATAACCAACTGCTTGCATATAAACATACGTTGTATCACTATCTAAAATTAATTCATCAAGGCATTCCCAATTAGTAGGAGCTCCCGAAGCAGTACCACCAACATAATATCCATTTGATATAGGTCTAATAGTTACAGTTGCCATTATTGTCCTTTATAATCCATAAAAATAGTAAACGTCAAATTTTGTGTTGTTGCAGATGAAGTTCCAACATATATACCAACATAATCTCCAGAACTCATTGTTACCGCAGTACCAGTTAATGAACCTGTAACAGATGGAGTTATTATAATATTAGAATAACCACTAATATTTGTACCATTTCGTCTAACATCAACAGAAGCATTTCCAGCAGATGTCATATATCTAACCTTCATTAAATATACAGAAGCAGAACCAGTATCAATAAAGAAAGGAGCATAAGAACCTGTTGTAACTCCACCAGGAATAGAGTAAGTATGTCCTATTCGTAAAGCAGAACCAGCACCTCCAACACCAGAAGTTCCAGAAGTTCCTGATGCTCCACTCGTTCCTGATGTACCTGCATCTCCATCTACTCCTGAAGTTCCTGAAACACCAGAAGTTCCTGATGCTCCACTCGTTCCTGATGTTCC